TACCTCCAAGGTCAAGTAAATTTTGTAGCACACGCTGTAGAAATAGAATTGCACAACAAAAGAAAAGAGCTAAAGCTAAGGGTATAGAGTGGAAGCAAGTAGATGATGTTGTTAATATACCAAGTCAAAATAATGTACAACAACGCAGAGGTAAAGTTTATACAGACTTAAAAGAATCAGGATATGGACAACAGATATTAGAAAAAAAAGTAACTATGTCAGAAGTTGCTAAAGTTCTTGATACATCAGTTGCCTCTGTATCAATGGCATACAATGCGTGGGTAGAAGATACAGAAACAGAGATTAAACAAAAAACCTGGGAAGTACCACAAGTCGCAAAAAAAACATTAGAAGATTTTAAAGATTTTAGAGATAGATATTTTGAAACAGAACAAGGTGTACCATTTGAAACACCAGAGTTTCACATTAAGTGGATAGAGTCTATATTGACTGCTATAGAAAATGGTGAACAACACATGATACTATCACCACCTAGACATGGAAAAACAGAGTTGCTAATACATTTTACTGTATGGCTTATCTGTAATAATCCAAACATAAGAATATTGTGGGTTGGTGGTAACGAAGATATTGCTAAAAACTCTGTGTCTTCTGTAATGGACCAGTTAGAAAACAATGAATTGTTAATAGAAGAAATATGTGGACCAGGTGCAAAATTTAAACCACAAAACAGAAGTGGTAAAGCATGGTCATCTACAGAGTTTACTGTAGGTACTAGAACAGTTACTGGTATTAAGTCTCCTACAATGGTAGGTATTGGTAGAGGTGGTAAAATTTTATCAAGAGACTGCGATATTATTATTGCTGATGACATTGAAGACCACAGTTCTACTATGCAACCAGCATCAAGAGAAAACACAAGAAACTGGTGGACTACAACTTTGTCATCAAGAAAAGAGGAACATACAGCTATGGTGGTTATTGGTTCAAGACAGCATTATGATGACCTGTACTCACACTTGTTAGAAAACGAATCTTGGAAAACAACTGTAGAAGAAGCACATGATACAGCTTGTACTTTACCTGACTGGGATGAATCTGAACATACAGACTGTATGTTGTGGAAAAGTAAGAGAACATACAAGTGGTTAATGGACAGGAAGAGAGCAGCAGAAACTACAGGTGGTAGAGCAATATACGAAATGGTTTATCTTAATGTAGCTATGCCAGATGGTCTAGCTTTGTTTGATAGAGTTGAGATAGAAGAGTGTAGAGACCAAAAGAGAGACATAGGACAAATACCAAATGGTGTTAGATTAATTGAAGGATTAGACCCTGCATCAACAGGATATCAAGCTGCGTTCTTGTGGGCATACGATATGGAGACAAACAAATTATATATGGTAGATATGAATAACCATTTAGGTGGTGGTATTCCACAAGCATTAGAAGTGATAAAAGAATGGTGGACAAAATATAATTGTTCGCATTGGGTAATAGAGGAGAATGGTTTCCAAAAAGCTATTAGACAAGACAGAAGCATAAGAGAGTTTGCATCTAGTCATGGTATCTTTTTAGAAGGACATGAGACTTATAAAAATAAATTTGACCCAGTGTATGGTGTAACAGCTATGAGACCAATGTTTCAAGAACAAAATATTTCTTTGCCATATCTTAGCTTTGAGGCACAAGAGAAGGTAAACTTATATACAAGTCAGTTAGTGTACTTTAGTTCTGCTAAGAATAAAAGCAAGAGTGTAGGTACAAAGACAGACATTGTTATGGCTAGTTGGTTTCCAATGAGAGCAATTAGGCGTATGCAAAAAGAACGCTTTGCAGAACTAGGATATGATTATAACCCTAGCTTTACAGGGTACGAATCTAGTAATATGGATATAGATAATTGGAGATAAATAGGTGTTAGACAATAACAAGTTATACGACAAAATAGATTACCTAAGAATTGTTAATCAAGACCAAATGATTGATAGGTCAAGAATCAGAGATATTATGAATGGTGGTGAAGCAGCAGTCAAAGCGTTGCTAGGTAATACAATCAATGTTGAATACCATGAGTTACCAGCACCTAACTTGTTCTTAACTGCATTAGAGAGATTTGCACAAAAATTAGGTAGAAGTCCAGATTTAAAAGTTGACATTATTAATGAAAAAGATAGTGAGAGAGCAAAGAAGAAATCAGAAAAACTAGAACGCATAGTTATGGCTTATGACAAAAATCAAAAGCTACATATGCAGTTACCACAGGTAGGTAGATGGTTACCAGGTTATGGTTTTGTTGTATGGGTAATTAAACATAGAAAAGATAAAGATGGTAATGCTTATCCATTTGCAGAATTAAGAGACCCATTTAGTTGTTACCCAGGATATTTTGGTAATGACCAACAACCAAAGGAACTTGCAATAATTACAAGAGTTCCACATAAAGTTTTAGCTCATCAATATCCAGAAGCTAAAGGATATATATACGCACAAGAAGGTAATGAAGGTTTCCAGAATCCATACTCTGCATTGTTAGATAGTACAGATAGAGCAGGTAGTTGGGCTAACTCAACAGGACATGGAAAAGTTGTAGTTGAATATATTAATGAAGATGGTACATATGTATATCTTCCAGAAAATAAAAAAACTATAGACTTTATTCCTAATCCACTTAAATCAGGACCAACATTTGTTATTGCTAAAAGATATAGCTTTGACCAAATGCAATCACAGTTCCAACACATTACAGGTCTTATGGCAAATATGGCAAAGATTAACATACTTGGAACTATTGCTATGGAAGATGCAGTCTTTACAGAAACAAATATTATTGGTGAGATAGAATCAGGAAAATATAGAAAAGGCAGATTTGCTGTAAACTATTTGACACCTGGTTCGCAAGTGTCTAAGCCAGTCAACAATCTACCTTACCAATTATTTCAACAAGTAGATAGACTTGAACGACACTTGCGACTTGGTGCAGCATATCCTGTATCAGATGATGGACAATCTCCTAACGCATTTGTTACTGGTAGAGGACTAGAAGAATTAGGACAATCTGCATCATTACATGTTAGAGAATATCAAGCAGTTCTTGCAGATGCACTAGAAGAATTAGATGCAAAAAGACTTGAATATGATGAGGCTATGTTTAGTGATACAAGAAAACCTATTGCAGGATATCATAAAGGAACTGCATATAGAGAGACATACACACCATCATCAGACATAAAAGAATTTTATACTACAAGAAGAGTCTATGGAGTTATGGCAGGGTTTGATGAACCACAAAAAATAATAACAGGGTTGCAATTAAAACAACAAGGCATAATAGATACACAGACTCTACAAGAAAACATGGATGGACTAGATAACATTACTAAGATACAACAGCGTATATCAGCAGAAAAAGCAGAGACAGTATTGTTTGAATCATTAATGGCACAAGCTGCACAAGGAGACCCTAAAGCAACTATGGCAGCAATAGAGATAAGAAAAAATCCACAGAACATGACAAAGATAATGGATAAGTTTTATACGCCAGAAGAGCCAGAGATGAGTCCAGAAGAAATGATGTTAGCACAACAACAGGCACAACAAGGAATACCACAAGGTCCAGTAGCTGAACCAGATATTGCAAGTGTCTTGGCAGGGTTAGCTGGTGGTGGTCCTCTTGCCTGATATTAATAAAAAATTTTTTGACATTATCAATCAAGAAGATTGGGATGATGTTCCAGTAGATAATAATGACCCTATAATACAAAGAGAGTATATATCACAATATGATGTACCTCTTGGTAATATGATATTACCTACACCAATACCTGGTGTTTGGATTAGTATTAACTTAGGGTTTGAAGTAGAGAATCCAGGAGATTTTGAATAATGGTTAGAAAACCAAGTGCATTAAATAAAAATACAGATACAAAAGTAGATGGTGCATATGCAGATATAGTTGCACCACCAACAGCAAAAGGAGACCCATTTGGTCAAACTAAAGCAATACAAAATCAAATTGATGCTATAGGTGGACCAGTTGCACAAGAAGTAGTTGCTACAGGTGGTATGCCTAATGTAGCTAACTTACCAGTACAAATGGGTGATGATTTATTTAATTCTCCTTCACAAATACCAGGTGAACCAGGTAATCAAATATCAGATATGCCACAATTATTTAATGCTTCAGCAAATAAAGTTGATACATTAAGAAATATTATTTTAGAAAAATATCCACATAGAGCAATTAAAAATAGGTTGCTATGAGTTTTTTCACTAACTGGAGTGAAGATTGGTTTAAATCTAAAGCAGAAGCTGAAGCTAAAAAACAATTTGAAAATAATGAAAAACTTAGTATGGACACTGATGCTCTTTCAAAAAGATATTATGAATTAGAACAATTTAATCCTAGAGAAGAAGAGACATTAATTGCTGCATTAGCAAATGAAGGTGCATCTAATAAAGATTATTACGAAATATGGAAAACAACAAACAATAATAATTTTAGAAAATATGAAAGATTTAATACTGTAGAACAGAACGAACATACATCTTTTGTAAAATCAGTATTGTCAAAAGCAAAAGATTACAATGCTTTAAGAGCAGCTTCAACAATAAGTAAATCTTTAAATGAAAAATATCCTGGAACTAATTTTGGTAGTACAGTTTGGAATGGTTTAATAACAGTTTTAGAAGCTCCATTTTATGCTTTTCAAGGAATATTTGGTCCACAGTTTGGAATAGAATACGAAGCAGCAGCAGATAGATTATTAAAAGAAAGAGGAGACACTTCAGGATTTAGAAGTTATAGATATTATCCAGGTCAAACAGAACCACAAAAGAAATTACCATGGACTATAAAAGTAAGAGCAGGTTTAGAATCATTTGTTAAAGGTGGTGGGTTATCAGGAACTGTTGGTGCAGTTGGTGGAGCTATGATTGGTGGACCATTAGGTGCATTTGCTGGAGCTATAGTTGGTGCATCAGCACAAGAAATAATTGAAGGTAACTATGTTAATAATCCAGGAATTAAAAATGATTTTATAAGATTTACTCCTAGTCAAGGAGCTTTAGAATATCTTGGAGAAATTGGCGTAGATTATAATAAGTTATTAGAAGATAATAAAACTAACTTAGCAGCGTTAATAGAAGCAGCACCTGATGTATATGATAAAAATTTAAAAATAATAACTAATGGAGTTAAAAGACCATTAACAGCAAATGAAAAAGCAGAGTTATATTACAGAACAGTTAATGATTTAGTTGCTGCACCATTACAAGAACAAGGCATACCTATTACAGAAGTATTTGGGAAACAAGTAAATATGCCACAATTTTTTAATAGAAGTCAAATATTAGAAGATGCAGTACAAAGTAGAGAAGGATTATATGAACAAGGAGTTACTGCAAATGTAGGTGATTACTATAGAATGTTGTTTTTAGGAAGTATGGAAAATAAATATTCTCCTAAATACGCATTAGCAGATGACATTAATCAACAGTACGAAGATTTAATTTTTACTATTAGAACAGCAGCAGCAGAAGGTTTAATTGATGAAGATGAAACAAAAGATTTATTAGAAGAAGTAGAAACAAAAGCTAACGAATTGTTTTCAGATTTAGCATTTAACCCAAACAAAAAAGGTGCTGGTAGAGCTTTATCAGGCATTTTAAATACTTATGCTATGTATAAATTAGACCCATTTGTTATGGCAAGTAAAGGTGTAGGTATTGCTGGTAAAAGTCAAAATTTAGATGATGTTTTAGCTGGTCTAGGAAAAAAATATCAAGAAGAAGTTATTGATGGTGGTATGGAAGTTGCAGAATGGTGGAGCAAAAATGATGATGCTTTAGTAGGTTGGTCTAGTAAATTTAAAACATTAATGGAAGAATCTCCTGATGCACCAGCATTATTAACCATGATTGAAAATGGTATGCACCCAGAATTTGCATTAAGACTTGTAGAAAATCCTACAAACGCATACGAAATATTAAAACAAGGTATTACATCAGGTTTTGTTGCAGATGTTAGAGCAGGTGCAAGAACTATACCAGGAAGTAAAATACCTGTTGGTGGTCAAACTGTAGGTAATGCAATACAATATGCACTACAACCTAAAGTATTAGATGATGCTTGGATAGATAATATTGCAGAGCTAATGAAAGGTAAACCTGATGAAGTTTTTAATAAATCAGTTGCATCAAGGGTAGGTAGTTTTTTAGATATATCTGCAGGTAGAGATAGAAGATTACCTTCTATGCCATGGGGAGATTTATCTAACCCTACACAAGCAGCAGATACATTTTACAAAGTAGGTAATATGTTTTCTATACCTGACCCAATTATAGAAAAATATTTAAGACAATTTGTTAAAGCTGTACAAAATAACGACCAAGCACTTGCACAAAAAATATATTATGATGATTTACTTCAAGTTGAAGCTGCTATACAGCTTAAATCTATATTTGGTTTAGCAGATGATGAAATAGCAAGTTTTTTTCAAAAGAACATAGATGAAGTTAGAGGTTTCGGTGTAGAAGCTGGAATGTACAATGCAAGTATTTTAAATAAATTTAAAGACCCAGATTTTGTAAATGTATTAG